CTCGTTGTTTTTTATCGTTTTTTGTGTTGTTGGGTGTGTTGTGTTTTTTGGTGTGGTATTATATAAGTATCAACCAAATGAACACTGAAAGGATGGTGAGTAAAATGCGTATGGTGATTGATTGGGATGGGCGTGAGGTCGATTATGACAGTGCCGTGGCTCTTATGGATGATGATATCCGTGAGGGTTTGCATGTGACTCTTGCTCCTTGTTCTGAACAGGCTTTTTTTGAGGCGTATTTGATTGCGCATTATGTTAAGTATGGTGAAGACTTTACTGTTTGAGCAGGAGTTTTGAGCTAAGATATAGGAAAGCCCCTAGGTTATACGCCTAGGGGCTTTCTTGTGAGAGATTACTTTTCTGTCTTGTCTTTGGCGCTTACGGTGATTTCGAGTGCGTCGAGTTTGTTTTTAACGGCTTTTTCAATGGTGGCGGCAATGTCGCCGGGGTTGGTTCCGAGGGCCTTGCTGAGTGTTTCGATGGCTGTGGCTTGTGCGGTAAGCGTGGTTTTAAGCGCGGCAATATCGTAGCGGGTTTGGATTACTGAATCAAAAATATTTCGACCATCGAGACCTTTGGCCGTGTAGAGCGCTTCGGTGGCGCGGTCTTTGAGTTCACTGCGTGTTTGAATCACTGAGTCAAAAATGTTTCGACCATCGAGACCTTTGGCCGCGTAGAGCGCTTCGGTGACTTGTGCGGTTGTCATGATATCTCCTCCTTGTAGGATTTCGTTTGCCTTGTTGATGACGTAGTTTACGTCAAGTCCGTTGGGTGCGAGGTCGGGGCATCCGGCGTGGTCGGTTCCCGGCACTTCGCGGTGTAACCAGATGTTGCCGTTGATTCCGTCGTGCCATAGGTGGTCCCATCCGTATCGTTGGGCAATGTCGGCGCAGAGTGCCGCCGATGCGTCCATGCAGGCTTGCGTACAGGGTACCCCCTCCATTCCGCCTTCATGTTCGATGCTGATGGTGCTGTTGTTGCTGGCGTAGTTGGCGTCTGACCATGAGCCGTTACTTTCGTCTACGTATTGGTGTATGGCGCCGTCTCCGCCTACCCCGTAGTGGGCTGATGCCGCGCTTGCGGGGAGTTGGAAAAAGTTGTCCGTACTGGTTAGATAGCCTACCATGATGTGTAGGGTGATGTGGTCTACGTGGTATCCATCACGTCCGTTGTAGTGGTTGGGGGAGCCTATCCATGCTATGCCGTTCATCGCTTAATCTTCCCTCTCGTTGTTTTTTTTGTTGATGTTGAAGATATTGAGAATATTCGAGCTGGATAGTTCGGGGTTGATTTTTACGCAGTTTTCGATGATTGATGTGATTTCAGTCAGACAGATACCTGTGCATACGGGGATAAACACGGGTAGTTCGATTCCGAGGTTGATGTAATCCGAACCGTATTCTACGATTAACGCAACGCAAATCACTGCTAGATATGTGAACTTGTGTCCAAGTCCCTCCCTCATTCTCTTACTGGATAGCTCCCCTTGCATGATTGCGTTAACCACTCCGGTAACGTAGTCGATGAGTACCAATAGAAATACAATACCGATAACGATTAATTCATGGATTGGCATGATGTTTCCTTATTTCCTTATACCTGATTGTTGTAGCAAGCCGCCAAGAATCATGCTGAACTCCGCTTTAATCTGAGGTGTTTCAAATCGTAACCGTCCGACGCGATAGGCGCTTAATATTTTCTGCGCCATGTCATCGGAACGTTTGAGCATGATGCAATCATTGTCAACCAGTCGGTAGTCAAACGTAAAATCCCTAGTGATTTTAGGCTGTTTTTTGGTGATTATATATAGTACTTCGTCGGTATCGCTTAATTGTTGGTATATGTTGAAAATACCATATTCGGCGGTTTTCAACGTGAAAGCGTAACCGGCGTTGTTGAAATCACTGATGAGAGTATTGGCGTTATCTCTAAAATCATTGTTGATTGCGTAATTCGCGTAATTTTCATCATACCTGCGTAGGAACGTTCCGAACTTGGATGTGGCTACCTTGGCGCTGAACCCGCCATAATCAGCTAATTCCACCATGATGAAACCATCGCAATAGCGCTGGTATTGCGTACGATTATCCAATTGCGGCTTAAGATTGATGTTGAATGCGCTGAAATACGGGTTGGCCAACGTTACCGCATTACTGCACATGATAACGCGAGTCCTATCATTCCAACGGTCAACCGTATTATAAAATTCCTCAAGCGCCGTGACCTCGCCGCCAAGGTAACGCATATTATCGGGGAATATCTCATCAAAAACAATGGTCCGTACCTTGGGATACGCAACCGATTTCACTTGTCCTGCCTGACTGAGGGCAATGAAATACCCCATGATATGCCATGTGGGGCGTGTCTTGCCGTGTTTGTCCGTGGTGGCGTCCCTGTCGTCCAGCCAGTGACATTCTGCTTGATTGCCGGACACGCGGAACTCCAATTCCGGGTATTGCTCTGCAATGTCCGCGAACCATGTTCCCTTGTTTTTTTGCTCCTCCGCCGTCCTACGCAAATAGATGAACTGCCAGCGTTTTTTAATCCAGTCACCTATGACCAGTTTTTTAGCACCATAGGTTTTTCCGAGGCCGCGCGCGCCGATGACGAACATCCAAGGCGCGTGATAGGATAATACGCGCCCATAATCGTAATAATCGCCCTCACCTAACAGCCTCTCCATATTATCCATACTACCATACAACAGTGACAAACCGGTATATATCTACCGGTTTGTCACTGTGTTAAAAGTTCGGCGGCGCGCTGGTGCCGTCCCACACATTCAACAGCGAGTAGACGGTGTTGTAGCGTGTCCCGTATGGCCCGAACGGGGACGTATTGAGGATATTGTTATACAGTTGGGGAAGAGATGAAGCATGAGGCACGTTCAACGCGCCCGCCGGGCTTTGATGATAAGCGCTCACCCACAGTATTTGCATTTTCGCATCATCATACATCTGCGGATAGCTTTCGTAATCCTCAGCGAACTGATTACGCTGGCCCTGCCGTGATTCCGTGCGCCGCGCCCACGTCTGGAACGCCGCGACTTCGCTACCGGTCATTGCCCTGTCGAACGTGCTGCCTGATTCCATGAGCGCGGCGATACCCGGCGCGGCGGCGGCAAACGCCTCATACCCTACAGCATCCACCGCCCTCATCGCATTCAAGACCTGCAAACGTCGTCCAAAACTCCATTGTGCAATGCCAATACCCTGATTGTTTGATTCGACAGCATCCCAGCGCAATAATGATTCAACGGTACCGATGACATAGAGCGCGTATGAGCTTTTTCCATCGCCTACGCTTGGCGTACCCTGCCCTTGGTCGGCGTCCGGCTGACCTGTGCCGCCGCGATATACCCACGTCTGGGCGGTTGCCTTATAGAAAATGGCTTGCGACGATGTCGTGCCCGAGCCACTGTGATATACGAGATTATCACCCTGTAGTTGTATCCATGCGGAGACGTCGCCGTCCACCTTCACGCCCGGATTGTTGCCACCGGTAGGGTTATCGCCGGATTCCGGCGGCTCCGGCAATGCCGTGGGATGCAGATAACCGAGAAGCTGTGACCCCTTCGCGAGCGGTAGGGTTTGATGTACGGCGGGCGTTGGGTTTTGCGTCAACACGTCGATACTGTCGCCTTGAATGCCACCCCATACGATGGCTACGTGACTGCCGGGGTAGTTTTGACTGCCGAACCTCCAAAACACGACATCCCCTATGCCGGGTGTATAGTTTGCGTCTTTTTTTTCGAAAACGCGTCCCACGGCGGACGTGGTGGGGAACATGGTGTAATTGCCCTCCGCATAGCCTGTTGGGGTGATGCAATCACCTAACGACAGATTGTAATTATCCATGCAGTACTTTGCCCATAAATCCCAACATTGGGCACCATAAGCCCCGTCCATGTCCCAATATTGGTTTTGGGTACGTTCCAACCATGCTTGCACGTCTACCATGATATTAGTATACCCCGCCCGGCGTACCGGACGGGGTATGTTCGCGTTTTGTCAGTGGAAAATCGGCAGAGCGCCAGTTACGGTAATCCAGCCGGGACCACCCGTGCCGGAACCGACAACATCCCAGAGGGTAAAGTTTTTGCCATTAAAATGAACCGACACGGGCGTACCATCATCCCTTGTCCCAATGAACGGAACCCAAGTACCCCACGCATTCGCCCCGTTGATTGTAGCAAACGCATTTCTATCCCACGCGGTTTTATTAAGGCGTAGGTAAAAGAGCATTTGCAGTCCGGTAATCTGGGGGTAAAACTCGCCGCCCGACGTTCCCGGGGTGGAAACATCGGCAATGACGGAATCCCTTCGCGCAGAGTCCGGCCCGCCCATGATTGCCGAAGCAATGTACTGCCCGTAATAGTTGGAACCGATGGTGTTGGGATGAATGTCAGTCATCCAAGTACCGTTAAACATGCCCCATGTGATGCACGTCGGGACTACGTGGCAATTTTTGCCTAAGCATCCTTCTTGGATGGCGTTAAGCTTTTTCATTTCTGCAAATGTCGGCCACGTGTTGTCCCACAGCATGGGAAAAACCCAGATTTCAGCGCCGGGGAACTTGCTTACGGCATTGGCGATGGTGTTGGCAACGTCGGTTGTCCTAAGAGAGCTGGAGCTATCATTACGCCCCCCGCCAATCACTACATATTTCACGCTTGATACGTTCGCCCCCAATTCGGTTGCGGCGGCGTCAATCTGCCGGGAGAACGTACTGCCCTTGCCGGTCGTGATGAAGCCGCTACCGCCTGTCGCAAAATTACGCAACGTCGTACCGAGGCGTTTTGACGCTACCGCTACCATAGAATCGGTGGCGGGTGTAGTCGTGCGAAAACCCTCAAAATAGCTGTCGCCAATGGCAACCAAAATATTCCGACCGTCGGTCTTGGGCTCGAATCTATCATCTGCCTGCTGACGGGTGTACACATTGGATGAATCGGCCTTGCCACTGACAAGACTCACAATCTGCTGCGCCGTCCCCGAATATCCGCCCTGCTGGGTATATCGCGCGTCGGCCTGACTCCGCGTATACACGTCGGCGGCGTTAGCCTTGCCGCTGACCGTGCTGGATAGCGAGGATACTGCGCCTTGCAGCGTGGTCAGGTCGGAGCCTTCTGCCTTACCATTGATTGTGGACATAAGATTCTGCGCGGTCAGCATCGACGTGATGCCGAGCGCGTTGAAGTAAGATGACTGCTCGGCGATATTGGTCTTGTTGGCCTGCGCAAGCCCTGCCGCATTATCAGCCGATTTCTTGGCCTGCTGCGCCGCCGTGGTCGCGTTGTTTGCCGCCGCCGTCGCCGTGGTGATGTTGGTAGCGTTGGCGTACATCTGATTATCGATTTTCGTCATAGCGTCGGTGAAATCGCCGCGCCATGACGGGCGGTCGTTTGGATTGTCGCCAAACGTCGGCAGGTTGTAGTGTCCGGTATGCTGTGTGGTGGACATTGTTATTCTCCTTTTTCTAGGCTTCAACGGTACCGACGCGGACGATGCCGTTCGCGTCCTTGTACATCGAATCAAGTTCGGCCGCCGTCAATCCGAGCGTGCCGGGCTGTGAGGCGGTTTTATCGACCTTGCCCGCAAGTCCCGAGGTGAGAGCGGAGGAGGTGGCGAATCCGCTCACGTCCGGGATGTCGGTTTTCTTGGCGATGGTGCTTGCCACGCCCAGCGGAGAGCCTGACGTGCCGGCGCCGGTAAGGTCGGCAGTGTGCGACACCGACGTAAGCCCGCCCGCAGTGGCAGATGCGATATCGTCCGCGTTTTGCTTCATCTGCGCGTCAATCTTCGCCATGTCGCCGTTGTAATCAACGAGCCATGTAGGCCGGTCGGTGCCGACAAACTGAGAAAGATTATAGTTTTCGGTATGATTAGTTGCGGTCATTGTTTACTCCTTACTGTCAAAATTGTTGGCTGTTGGATTGCGTTCAACATAGCGTGCATCCGCCTCCGATTGCGTGATGTATGCCATGTCGGCGGGCGGATTCTCGGGCATGGATTTTCCGTAGGGGAATTGGGTGCGGCCCGGGAAATCGCCGGGTATGCAATTATCCACGGCGGTTGCTCTCAGGTCGTACTCACGCGCACCAAGCGTAAGTCCATCGTATTCCTGCGCGGTCAACTGCATGTTATCGTAGTCACCCCAGAATAGTCCATGATTGCGCGAATTGTCGTACATGCCGCCCAACACTTGCCCGAGCGGTTGCGTGGTGCCGTACACTGGGGAGGTTGCCACGCCCTGCTGTTCCATTTCATGAATCAGGGCCAGCAGTTCCGCGCGCAATGCGGCCATAGCCTCGTTGAGCTGGGTTACGGTATCCGCAAGAGCCTTGTCCACAGATGCCGCGAGGTCGGTAGTGGTCTCCTCCAGTTTGCTCAAATCGCATTGAAGGGTGTCGAGATTATGGCGCAGGCATTCAATCAACTGTAACGTGGTCAATCCGTCCCGATATGTAAAAGGAACGGACGTGGGCACCCCGTCAAACAGGCGTTGCCGTGGAATCAGCGCGTTAATGGCAACCATGATTACTCCCATTCTCCGTAGTTATGGCAGTTACTGAAAACCGTATCATACGACCCCCATACCTGCATGAAACACGGTTCGAGGCTCCGTATGATTTCCATGTCCACGTTGATGATGGCCTGTCGGTACTCCTGTATCAGGCTCATGGCGGACTGGGAGCGGCCCGACGTGTGGGATTTGGTGCTCCCATCTGTAGCGTCGTGTTGCCACTCCGTGCTGGATGTACTATGGGACTGAGAAGAGGTGTCTTGCGTGCTATGGCTACTGCCGTCCGTATCCGCTTGCGCCTGATTGGCATGAGTCGCGTATCGAGCAAAATCACCTTGCACGCCGGTTGCGGGCACTTCCGAGTCGTAAGACTGGGACTTGGTGCTACTTGAGCTGGTGCCGTCCGAGGAGCTTCGGGTCGCACTATCCTGAGAGGCGCTGGTTTTGCCGCTGGACTGGGCTACAGTATTGGACAGGCTTTCACTGACTATTTCCATAGTGTTCAATGGGTCATATTTCAACGCTAGCGTCCTGTAGCGCTCATTAAAATATGGCATGATTTCCGCCATCGTCATCCCCAAGTAAAAAATGAACTGCTGGGCGGTTTCCTGACCAATCTCCCTAAGCGCGTAATGGCGGACGATTTTCTCGTTCAGCTCCTCACGGTGTTTTTCCTCGTAAATCGGGTAATAGTCGGAGCTGAGATGCAGTCTGGCGTCCGTGTCGTATCCGAATGCAATGAGATTGCCGAGGGTTTCCGTGTACTCGCCGGGCGTTGTCATCGCGTAAGCGCTAAAACTCTGTGCCATATGTGGCCTCCCTCGTTTGGTGGCTAATACGTGCGGCGACGATATCATGGTATGTTTTCATTGCAACAACTTGTTTTTTCAATAGGCCAGCGGCTTGGCCGGACATGGACAAGCCCCCGTTTTCATAGCTATCCAGAGCTTCTTCCGCCTTACTGATTTTATTGGCGATTCCATACATTTCAGACACAAGTCTTACCATGGTGTCACAGGTCATCATTACAATACACCTCCAATACCCGCGTCATACGAGGCGGGCATATCAATATCCGTCGTACCGGTCGCGCTGGAATCCAGCGCGTTGGGCACGCCGGAGCTTTGCGCGTCCGCATACTCCACCCAGATGTTAAGTTGCGGCCACAACCGGTTAATTTCCGTCGCTGCCGCCTGCCGGGCCTTGAGAAAACTCAGGCGGAACACGTCCGTTTTCTCGCTGGACTGCGCCACCTCATCGGAAATGAGCCGCTCTTTTTTCTCGGTGCCGCTGGATTGGATACCCAAATATCCTAGTACTTCATTGGTCACTTGCGTTTTCTGCTGGACGAACTTATCCAACAGGTAAGGTGTTGTGTTCGGCCACGGTTGGAACATGCTGCCGGGGTCGAGCGAATCATAGCCGATGATATAATCCTGCCCATCCTGCCGCTGTTGCAACATGTTCTGCACGGTGAGCTTGGTGCGCGGGTCGGCGGTGATGATGGTCGGCAGTTTCAGGCTCTCCAAGTTCACGTCATATGCCTTGTCAATGTCGGCAAGGCGTCTCGCATACTGCCATAAGATATCTTTGAAACTCATGCGCATACGATTGTCCCAAATCGGGATGCATTCCCTGCCCGCCTTGAGTTGCTTGTAATGATAGTTGACGCCCACCGGCTCGAAGCACGTCGGGTTGTTATACACGTTCAATCGGCCTTGATAGCCGGCTTGCGCGGCGAGGAACCGGCCTATACGTTTGTCTTCAAAGAAGAGCGCGCACCCGTATTCACACAGGCACATTTCCAACCATCGTTCATCCACTGTTGGCGGTAGCCCCCGCCAACTGAACCGGTTCAGTGCCAGTTCAGTCAACAGGTGATAATACATTGCGTCAAGGTCGGCGGCGCGCGCCTTGGCGTAATTGCCACGCGGGTGCAACGCGCCGCCCCTACGATTCTGATTTTTCCTCGACCTAGACATGTCTCTAGTATAGCACTAGAATGAGATGCCCGGCAATGGGTCGTTATCCGCCCAATCGGTCACGCCGATATCATCCGGGTTGGTCCATATAGTAGCCCCAGACTCGAACACGCCTTTAATGGTCTGCCGATACTGCTCGGGCAAATCACCCCTCACGTAACACTCTTGCATCTGCCAGTAGGTGAATTTTGTCATACATTCCAGCGATTGCGGCGGCGTGATGAAACGTTGGATAAAATACCCGTAACGCAACATGTACTCTCCGACGCTCCGCAGAGCTGAGGGTGCGCACGTCTTAAATCGAACCAACACCCCGACAATACCGTTCGCGAGGTTAAAACCGTCTCCGCCGATGGCGCCGGATGTGGTCGGGGGTGTTAATTGCATCTGCTGAACCTGTGCATTGATGCCCGCAATGGTGTTTTGATAGTCTCCGAACGCGGAACGTTGCGCGTAATCCGCGTTCATGTCCGCCATATTTTGGGCCAACTGGTTTGATAGCGCTGTAGTCTGAGAACCGTATGTGTTGGCCTGACTTGTCGTGGCCGCGTTGGTACTCAGCGAGTTCGCCGTGGAAAGTTGGGCGGCGGTATTGTTGATACTGCGGTTCGCTTCAGTGTTGACACCATTCATGACCGCACCGCCTAACGCCGATACCGCGCCCCCGACATTGCCCGAAGCGGCGTTGCCCGCCACCCCGACCACGCCGTTAATCACGTTATTCAGCTGGGCGAGGTCAGCTCGCTGATTGTTGATATATGTCGTGTTGTCCAGACCGGTGTTAAGCGAGGTTGCTTGTATCGCGTTATTGGCGTTGCGGTTGCCGATAGCGAGTTTGTTGGCTTGGGTGTTGTACTGGTTTTGCATGGCCGTGGCCGCAAGAGACTGGCTGATGCCCATCTGCGCTTTTTGGTACGCCCAGTCGGCGGACTGTTGACTGTAGGAACGAGTGTAGGCACTGTTTGCCATTGCCAACTGTGCGCCATTGTTGACTATCACAAATTGAGGGAAATTGCTGATGCCAAACGCGGCGTCCAACATTTCCCCGCTATCAATGGGCAACCCATTGTTTTTATCAAGAGGAGCAATCTCGCTTGCACCCGCCTTATTGTACCCAACCGGGTAAAAGTTCAAGCGCGCGCCATTGGGCGCGTAATTATGCACCTCTCTAATGACCAGATTATCGCTTTGGATATTTTCGGGCTTATAGGTGATATTAGTGCCATTCAAGCAAGTGCATTCAACAGTAGAATAGGGGTAGCATTTGAGTTTTTTAAGGTTTTTATAACGTTTAGGGATATTAAAATTATCACGAAAATCATTAATGGTAATAATGTCTTCATATCTGCTGGGCGCATTTGTGGCCGACTGGGGGAAACGGTAGATACGATTATTTAATTCCGAAGGGAGTGTTTTCCCAAACAGCTTATCTACGACATAGCCGGATTGCTTAAGAAAGTCATCATCTAAAGAGGGTATCATGTACATGTTTACAATACCCTGTGTTATCCATGAAAAAGTAGAGCCCACTCCCATAAACACTTGGATAGACTGGATGTCCTTAAAGTACAGTATTTCAGCACCGTTAGCCATGTTCTCAAACAGAGAGCCGCCCGCAGTAGTGAGAGACGGTTTTTCCTGACTGCCCGCGTTCGCTGACAAATCTACCGTGCTCACGACTATTACGCCGTAATTCAGATTTTTCCCGTCCATGCTGATAAGAGACTTGTACCGTTGGTTTACCGTTACCATTTCGCTACCGGTGTCCAGCCCTTCGGGTAGTGCGAGATAACTGCGACCATAATCGGTCATCTGGTTTTCGTTGGCAACGCCGATATGGCCTCGCACCACATAGCATGAACCAAACCTAAGTACATGCTGGAACGACTGCCAAACGTCCAACTGTACAGTGAGCTGAGTAGTGTACGCATTGATGTAATCCACGTGGTTAATGAAATAATACCAATACCGTGGAGCCTCCAAGTCGGGGTAATCGTTATACACCACGACATAGTTGTAGTTGGACGCCTCGTTAAATGGCAGTTCGACGCGCACGGGTTGGCCGAACATGTGCATGACTCCATGCACCCTGTCAATGCCGGGCCGTCGGTCGAACCATTCCTGTTGTTTCTGCGGTGATTCGAACCGGGCTAGGTCACGGTAACTACTATCCCACGGCACGTTACAGAGTTTCAGCGACGTGTTGGGCGTCCATTGAGCCCAGTTAAACGTCGCCTCGACGTTAGGGTTGATATCTCTCAGCATACTATCCCTTTCATAAAGAAAGGAGTGTTTCACGTGAAACACTCCTTTTTATTATATCGCAGATTAGGCGACTGTCACAGTGCCCGGAGCGCTCACGTGGCTTGCGCTCCGGGCCTTGTATTGCATCTCGTCGTGAGAGAGGGTAGTCAACCGGCCACCCTCTCATCATATCACGAGGCCGCTGTCACGGTCACGCCCTTCTTGCCGGATACGCCGAACAGCGTGGCGGTGATATTGGACAAGCCCTCCTTGACGCCCGTAACAGCACCCGACTCGGATACGGTGGCGTTGGCCGGGGTGTCGGACGTCCACGCGGCCTGCGCGGTCACATCGGCGGTCCGGCCGTCAATCATGGTCGCCGTAGCGGTCGCCTGTGCCGTATGTTCCACGGTCACTGCCGGGACAGTCACGGCAATGGATGCGATAATCGACGGATTAAATCCGATAACACCCTCGCCAACCACCGGCACGTCCAAGGCGGCGGACACGGTGCCCGGCACCTCAGGTGTCGCCGGATTTGTGTACAGGGCGATGGCTGTAATCGGAATAGTGGTGTTCGGCTCGTCAAGGCCGACCACCAGCACGCCGGTGGGTGAAATGTACGTGTAATCACTCTTAGGCTTAGCGGTGTCGCCAATACGATACTCAACCGCGTCCGAACGGAACGTAGCCGTGCCGTCATTAGCGATGGTCGTGTCGGCGGTGACCTGCACGGCGCCGCCACGCGCCACGTCCGACGGGGTGGTCGCGCCGCCGCCGTACATGGCGAGTTTGAGCTGGAAGGTCGGCGTCTTGGCTGTCGTACCGGTAGGCGTCACTACGCTCGCGGTGGAACCCGCGCCCGTCCAGAACATGACGGCGGGGGCGAAGCCGGACACGCTGATGATGTGCTGGACGTGTAGATAATGGTTGACCGAATTGATGTTCACCGGGTTCGTCTGCTGGGTCATCTCGTTGATAACGGGGATATCAATGAGGAATTTGTCAGTGGTCAGGATGGCTTGCACGCCATCCATGCCGAACCTGTCTTGTGGGATGACGATAATCCGGTCGATGGTCGGTTCCGCGTCCGTACGCTGGAACACCGTGGCGAGACCCTGCACGTCAAGCGCGGACTTGACTTCCGGGGAACAGAATAGTACGAGTTCGTCGGAGCGGGCAAACGTCGGCATGTGACGCGCATTGTATCGGGTGCTGACAAACCTCAGCGTGTCCGCCCATGCGCGAATCTGGCGCAACATGTCGCGTGCGTCGGTTTCCGAACTGCCCATGTTGTTCAAATCATTGTTCATGTGCACGCGCCAGTATCCGCCGAGTTTCGCATACTCGACGAACTGGTGGCACATGGCCTCAAACAAGTCAACCTCGGCGGCATTATAACAGGAGGTGAGGATCTGAGAAGTGAGCGAAGCCAGACCGGTTTCGGAGGTGAAAGCGCGCTGGAGCGTCTTGTCATCCGTGGTCGCCGGATAGAAGTGGGCGAAATCCAGACGATGATACAGCGAATCCACATCGATTTTCCATTTGCGGAAATTGTCCGCGCCCAAGTATTCCGCGTCCGGGTCGTACACTTGTGCGAGCGGCATGCCCACGGCAATTTCCTGCCACGTATCGCCATACACCTGAGACGCACGCTGGAAGACGGACAGCGGATTATTCCAATGCCACGTATTCACATACGTGCCGCCGATACGGTTAACCAGAGCCGAGTAAAACTCGTTCTTCAGCTGAGTGGATGACATAAGGGTGGCCATCTGCCTATCCATGTTCATTTGGGTGGCCGAGGGCATACGCCGCTGATATTCGGGCGACGCCTCGTTGCGAATCATATTGAGAATCTGTGCGTTGTTGAATTCGGTGAGCGGGCGCAACTGCTGCTTCGGCGTCACCACTGGAGTGGTTGGCATGATGAGAAAATCCTTCCTAATTATCAGTCTTCAAATAAATCATCGAATGTACTGTAGGTGCCGTTGTAGTCATCGTCGGTCATTTCAGCCGATTCCGGCTCCTCGTTACCGTCCGGGCCATCGTTCAACACGTGGTCAGCGGCGGCGTCGCGCATAGCCTCAATGGTTTTGGATAGTTCCGTCACGGTCGCCTCCAAGGCGCTCAACCGGTCGGCCATGTCGGCGGCTTTATCGTCGCCCGCGTCCTCCGGCTCGCCGTCATCCTGCGTTTCAGACTCCGGATTTGGCGTATTATCGTCGGTCGGCTTGGCGCCCGGCTCGGTGTCGGGCGTGGCGTCCGGCTCGGTGTCTTCGGTATCGTCCATAATCACCTCTTAAAGTAAGTGGCATGACGGCAATCACGCCGTCATGCCGGTTTGCTAGGCTGTGCGGGTTCCCTCGCCGTCGCTGGGCGCTGGCTACGCACGTCTACGTCCGACCGAATCGCCTTACCGACTTGCCTTACGGTCGGGCCATCGAATCGACTTGGGACGCACACCCCGCTGTTAGTTATTATAGCACGAAACTATGGCCATCATCATTAAGGTGACGCGCCCCCGGAAGAAACTCATCATAGGAGATGGGGGCGGCACGGTGCACGCCGCTCAAACGCATTACCGTATCGCCATTCATTTCCACACCGCAGTATTTGCGATTGCCGAGGATACGGAGCTTCTCGTAGGTGTGGTCGTTTTTCCACGCGCCTAGTTTTCGGTCATCCGTTTCCATGCCTGCGGGCGTATCCAATCCTTCCAATATTATGCCATCGGTATCGGCGTAGAGCACGCGGTCGGCGTTTGCGTTCATTGCACGTGATAGTATTTGCCTCCCATAGGCGTTGACATATGCGGCGGTCGGCAACCATGCCAGACTGTTGGCCGACTCGGGTTTGTCCACGGTAAAATCCACGCCACCATCCACGGACGGTTTTGGATGCAACATGGGACGGTAGAGCGAGGCCCCGAATTTCCCCACCAGTGAGTTTAATAACAGTTTCGCCATCTGCCTACGCTCTCCGGTCGCGGTTTGTTTCACGTGAAACCATTTATCAACGTAGGCGTAATAAAGTCCGTGCGACTTGCGGAATTTCCAGCCGCCGACATGCTCCCACACGTGGATATCGTAGTTTTCGGTCAGCGTTTCCCAATCCACATCCGTGACGGGCATGGTGACGGCGCCCAGCGTACTATCCAAACGTTCGCCCTCATACCCCCATACGGGCAGAATATTGGTGAGCGTCGCCGTTTTCCCCGTTTTCAACCTTGCATCAAATGCAATGACATCGATATGTAGCGGATAATCAGGGTCATATTGATATTCCCCGTCGTACCATATTGGCGAGCCTACCGGCATGGGGGCGTCGCGCATGATACTCGGGTAGAGACTGTTTACATCCCAGCTTCGGCAATCCCGGTACTCGCCCGGCTTGCTGTACACTATCGCCCCATAGTAGGCGGGGCGCATCCGATGATAAACCTCTTTATCCAATGGTGGAAAATGACGTTTGAATCCGGCGTAATCCCCATCGATATAGTCGGTCATTGCCATTGATGCTATGGTCGTGCCCCTGAGTTTCAGCGCGGCGCATTCCTGCGCGATATTCCACGTGGTTTCCAAGTCGGTGGTTCCTCCAAATGTTTCACGTGAAACATTCAAGCCATCATCACGCGTGACATTACGCACATCCACAAAATCCACGGCGATACCGCCCATGCGTACACGGAAACTATAGAAGTGGCCGCGAATATTAAATGTGCCCCACACGCCATCCTTGGCTGGATTCGATTGCAAGGGGAGTCGTTTCAACAGTTCGGCGGCTATGGGCTTAATATCCTGCCATCCATGGGCACACCATACGCGCGTATGATAGTCGAACATGGTAAGCCGGATAACGGCGTTCGCCGTCAATGGTTCCATGCCGTCATCCGTCAAGAGTGTTGCGCCGTCTGTTGCCGCCGCTCGACGCTCTCGCATAATTCCATCCTTTTTTTAGTGTCGTGCCGCGCTGGTCATCCATTCATCGAGTCGTGTCTCTACATCGCCTGCATCCGCTTTTGTCTCCCATTTATGTGTTTTATCATTATACCATGAGGCTTCCCGCACAACGGTGCTGAAGTTCGTGTTGTTTATCAGCCATCGTTTTTGACGGTTCGACAAAGACGCGAATTTCTGGGCGATGTTGGAGTCGAACGCTTCAAGCTGTTGCGAGACCCTATCAAAATCCGAAACCCCCTCACTTCCCGAGATTTGCCTAGCTCCTGCCTGTAATGGCGCTCGACCTACAAGCCCGGCATATTCAAGCAACTCTCGCTCAAGCTTCCTCCTGTCTCCCTCTCGTATCATCATACGCGCGTGGCTTATTCCACGCTCCGAGCCGAACACGTTCGCACGATTGCGTGTGAGTTCGTCACGCGCCGAACCACCGACCGTATGAGTACCCAACACGTCAAACGGGGATTCTCCCGCGCGTTCCATCTCACGTATTTCACCCACCGTGTAGCTGGCCATGCTCAATGCATCGAATTGTTGGGCGCGCTTGATTTTCTGCCGTGCCTCGATGCGGCGGCGCTGCTGCTGCCGTAACGTCTTCCGACGTTTCGACGGGGCGGCGGCGATTTCCGCGTCGGTAATCAACGGGCGCGCCGCTAACTCCCTATCGAGTTTCGTAATATGCACATCTGGGACAACCTGATACGGCTCGTTATCTCTGGCCTTCAAGGCTTGCTGTTGTTCCCCGAATTCCTGTCCGACGCGGCGGGCAACCTGTTCGAGCTGTTGGGCGCTGAGTTTTCCTAAAAACGTTTCGGTGATTTGCTTGGGGAGATGTCCGTTACTGTAATCCCTGACCGCTTGCTCTCGGCGTACCTGTGCCGACCTGATTGCGGCGTTGCGTTTCAGATTGTTGGCACGTCGGTTGGTTTTACGTTTTGCCACTGCCTCCCCCTTATGAGTGTAAAACACCCCCCGCCGCAAGGATGGAAAAACGGCGAGGGGTGAGTTTGGCGGCAACATCCCTATAGGGACATTGCCATGCTATCATATGGTATAGACAAATATTCTATCCACGGTCTTTTTCCGACACTAGTTCAAGGTCGAAGAACTTGAATCCACGGCGGCTCTTCTTTTCCACCACCTTAAGGACGAGGGGATGGGCCCACGTGTCCGGCGTGCCGAAAATCGCGAACAGATTACCGAAAGCGTGTGCCAGCGTGGGGGAGGCGGCGGCGAAATCGCCCTCTTCCGCGTGGATAACGACACGGGTAGATGAGTTGATTTCACTGGTCTCTTGGTTGGCAACCTCGATGGCCTGCGCAAGCACGTTGGTCACATGCAATGGCTCATTAAGATGTTCGTCTACCTTGTCGGTGGTCTGCATGGCGTTATACAGCGCCATCTTGCCGTCCATGGTAGTGGTGTCGAAGAAGTGGGATACGGCGTTAGCGCCGTTAGCCGCAAAATTGTTGCCGTTCATTACGGTCAGTTCGTTGTCAGCCATTTGTGTTGCCTTTCCTTATAGGGTCAGTAATTATTTTCCTCGGAGATGATATCATCTTCAACCACGTTGCCGTTAACCGACCCCGGATAGTCGATGATGGTATCGTCCCCAAATTCGCAATTAGCCCAATAGATTGCCTCATCCATGCGCGTTGCTTGAGCATGATACTCGGCGGACATGGGTAGCATGCCCCTGTTAATCTTACGGGCTTTTTTCATAGCCATGTCAGGCGTGCGACACGCGCCATCCACGACTACTTCGGTGTCCACGAGTTCGCCGTTTTCACTGCGCGTAACGCCGCGCACAATACTATAGTGCTTGGCTCGCTTAATATATGCCATAATCATACCGCCTTATCTTAATGTTGCTGTTGTCGTGACATTCTCGCAATGTCTTCATCAGTATACCGTCCATCAGTCAGATTGTCAAAACAGAGACACGCAATTTTGATGACAGTCTGAGCGAACTCAGCACCCTCCCACGTCTGACACATCTCATAGCTTGACGCGCCCTTGACATGACAGACGGCACACCACGCCACCATTGCCGGACAGTAAATAAGCCCGGACAACATTTCAATGTCCTGCGTTCGTACCAATGCGGCATACATTGACGAACTTGGTGAGATGCTTAGACAAATGTTCGCCGCATGCTCGATACTGTCAGCAAACGCCACCTGACCACCCTGAGGCTTATAAAAATCCTTGAGCAGTGCCACAGTACGACAAAACGTCTCCCAATCACCCTCACCTTTATTATACTCACGCAAATGCAGATTACGCCGACGGCCACGAACGACACGGCGCACACGGTCATCATCCAAAACACCATCATCAAACCAATTACTGCGGTCATCAATGCTCTTCATAATCAACACCTCTCTACCAACAACGTATCAGCCAACGCCCTCGCATCAACCAGCATATGAGCCACCTGCACGTAATCACACGCATCAAACGCCACAGCCGACCAAACCAAACGACGCCCGCCGCCATCCTGAGACCGCACCGCATACCGCAGTTCATACGTCCGATTATGAGGGCAATACACCAGACACACATCACCAGACTCAAACTTGGATGGAAACACGGACACAACCTCGTCATTTGCCATCATCAAACCCCCCTTCAAACGACAAACGCACTTCAACAACACCATTCAAAAACCCCGTTTTTGGGTCAAACGAGGAATAAGCAAAACCAACATACACATCAAACCCGTCAAACGCATGGCGAACAACGTCAAGCACGCCATCCAGCGCCTTCTTGAACGTACCGGCTGGATATGGGCCCCTCACCTGCACATACTCAGACGTGAGCTCGAACACCGTAAAATCATCAGACGTAACAGTAAAACACCACATTATCCATCACCTTCACTCTTTTCAATAGGAGCACTCAGGATGCTCAGAAACAAACCTCATCAAGCGATAAACAAAGCCCACCATATTATCCATAGCCGAACAAACCTCACCAGAACAAGAATCATACGTTTCAGTGAAGAATTTTACAATCACAAACCTCCTTAGACGATAGCGCAAGATAAGAACCTCTTTTCCGCCCAGCTCACCAGTCTCAAAACGAACAGAAATACCAGTCATCTTCAACCACCATTCTTTCTTCATCCTTTGGTTGATACTTATATAATACCACACCAAAAAACACAACACACCCAACAACACAAAAAACGATAAAAAACAACGAGATAAAAAACGCAGACACAACAACAGACTAAAACGACAACGGGAAAAAGCCAGCAAACACAAGGAGCACAAGAGACGGGACAAGAAAACACAACAGGAACGACAATAAAAAACACAGAACAGAGAGCAATAGCAAAACACACAACAGAGCAGTTGTGGAAAAAGACCAGCTGCTGGGGCCCCTCCCCTCCTTTT